GTCGAGGCGCCACACGTGGCGCGGTACTACCTCGGCCACCACGACGCCCACTACGCCAGGAAGTGCCACGATGTCGGTCTGATGCTGGCGGACTCCGAGAAGCTGCGCACCGAGTGGGCGACTCAGCGCCAGGTTACGGGGATCACGGCGCGACAGCAGGAGCGCACAGGGACGATGCGCGGGGTTGTTGACCGGATTTTGGCGGAAAGAGAGGCGGCAGCATGAAGCGTGGTGGAGCGGTGCTCAAGGCGATTGCCGCGACGGCAGAACTGACTGGCGCGGAGCTGAGCGAAGCGGCGTTGCTGGTGTTCGAGGCCGACTTGTCGGACTACCCTGAAGATCAGGTGCTTTCGGCGCTCACGCGCTGCCGTAGGGAGCTACGGGGCCGCCTGACGGTGGCCGACGTGGCGGAACGGATCGCGTCTTCTGTCGGCCACCCAACGGCGAATGAGGCGTGGGCAATGGCTCTGAAGTCGTACGATGAGGACGAAACCGTCGTCTGGACCGAGCAGATCGCCGAGGCCGCCGCGATTGCCAAGCCGATCTTCAAGGCCGGCGACGAGGTCGGGGCAAGAATGGCCTTCCGAGACGCTTACGACAGGATAATCGGCGGCGGATAATCGGCGGCAGCCGATCCATTCCGAAGTGGTTGCCTAGCCTGGGTTGCGACGCCGGAAAGCGAGAGGCCGCGCTCGATTCCGGAGTCCGCGCAGGGCGTCTCAAGGCCGCGCACGTATCCGGCCTTCTGCCGCCGCCCATTACCGAGGGCGGGCAGATCATCGCCGGACTTTTGTCCTGGCAGGCGACAGAGATTCCGAAAGGCGGTGAGATAAGGGAGCGGGTTATGCGGTTGCTCGGCGAGGTAAATGGAAGGCGTGGACGCCTGAAGCCGGGGTCCGCGTCCTCCGGCGATGATGGCGTTCTTGAGGATGGCACAGGTAATGCATCAAGATAAAGGAAGGAAAGACGACGCCGGAAAGGTGCGCCCCTCTCTGGTCATCCTGAGCTTCTCGCGCGCCCTGCTCGAGGTATCAAAGGTCGGCACTCTCGGCGCGGAAAAATACAGCGAGGACGGATGGAGGCACGTGGAGAACGGTCTGCGGAGATACACCGACGCCATGCTGCGCCACTTGCTGTCCGAGCCCACAGGAAAGCCTGACGAGGACGGCCTATCGCACGCGGCACACGTGGCATGGAATGCACTCGCCAGGCTGGAATTGATGATCTCTGAAGATTCTCACACTACGGCGAAGTAAGCCGTAGAGAATGGATACTGCGGCTCGTCGGCCGCATAAACGGCGAACTGCCAATCTCCGCCAGAGAACGTTCTTTCAACACTGGGAAGTTCTCCTGATCCGGCAGCCTCAAACTCAGCGATCAGAGCGCCGAATTCGTCTTCTGCTATTTGCTCCGACTCAAGGCCGGAGCGGTAATCGATTTTGTACTTTTTCATTTTTTCCTCCTCTTTCGGTCTGCGCCAATCGCCTACCTTTGAATCAAGTATATACTTCAAAGATCAGGATGTCAAGAAGATTCTTCGATATTCGAGGACCTTTTCATATGTACGTTAGTACAGCAGTCTGCTAGTATTCTGGAGTGGAGGCGACGGACAATTGATCTCTTCTGTACATGATTTGATGCTGGCGTGGGGGCGGTGGATATTGCGCCAAGAATCGCGGAAAGTTGGGTTCCCCCCATTTTGTCCGATGTTCCGCGATATTCCTCGGGGCGGCGCCTGGGGAAGCAGCATTCCTTTTGGGGTGTTTCGATCGGCCGACGATTACGAGGCGGTTAGTGCGGCTGTCAATCGTCTCTGCACATCGGAGAAAACCCTATGCTTCGAAATGTACGTGATAGGGGGCGGATGGCGTGCGGTCTGCCGGAGAGCGAGCATTTCAAGATCGACTCTATACAAACGGCTGGACAAAATACAGCAGGACGTCTCGAATATGTTGGCCGCTTGACAAGCCGCGGAATAATCCGCACAATTCTATTACGCTGTGCGTGAGCAGCGGGCAAGATAATCAACCGGCGAATGGCCGGTTTTTTTTCGACAAGAGATGGCCACCCCAAGCGAAATAAGAGCCGTGGTTTCCGCCGCGCAAGCCCATGCAGAGAATGAGCGAGTGCTTCAAGCGCTGCGCGATTCGAAGCAGGAGCACCAGGATAAAATCGCGGAATTGAACACAAAAATAAGCGACATGCTGCACGTTGTGGCCGCCTCGAAAGCGGCGTTGAAGGCGGCCGTTGATTCGCTTTAACCGGCGACCCGGAGAGGCGATGAGTGAAGAACAGGCGCCGAAAAATACGGGACGATTCGGGCCAGGCAATCCAGGAAAGCCCAAGGGCGCGACAAGCAAGACGACGCGCACGGCACTAGAGGCGATCGCGCTCGCTGCGGAGTCTCTCGGCGGTCACAAGCGACTCGGCGAATGGGCGGCGAAATCTCCGGAGAACGAAAGGGTCTTTTGGGGCACCATCTATCCGAAGCTGCTGCCGCTGCAAGTCACCGGGAAGGACGGCGGCGCTATCGAACACGTGTTCGCTTGGCAGGATGAGTGAGACAGGTACGTATCGTCATACCTTATAAGCCGCGCGATGCATTCAAGCCGCTGCACAACCGGGCGCAGAGATGGGCCGTCGTGGTGGCCCACAGACGCGCAGGAAAGACCGTAGCTTGCGTCAATGACTTGATCCGACGCGCGCTATCAACGAGCCGCAAGGATGGGCGATACGCTTACGTGGCGCCTTTCTACCGGCAGGCGAAATCCGTCGCGTGGGATTACCTCAAGAGATTCAGCGCAGTTATTCCAGGGCTTTCGGTGAATGAGTCCGAGCTGCGCATCGATTACCCGAACGGCAGCCGAATTCAGCTATTTGGCGCCGACAACGCAGACGCACTGCGGGGCCTGTTCTTCGATGGCATTGTCGCCGATGAGTATGGCGACTGGAAGCCGAGCGTTTGGGGCTACGTTATCCGCCCGGCACTCGCTGACCGTGGAGGATGGGCAATCATCATCGGCACGCCGAAGGGCCGCAACCAGTTTCATGATGTGTATCAGCGCGCGCAGATTGACCCGGACTGGCTGTGCATGACGATCAAGGCCAGCGAGTCCAGCCTGTTGCCAGATTCAGAGCTTGCCGCGCTGCGCAAAGAACTGACCGAGGACGCATTCAGGCAGGAGATGGAGTGCGATTTCGACGCGGCTCTGCCTGGCGCGTTCTTCGGCAAGGAACTGTGGCAGGCCGAGCAGGAAGGGCGCATCGTCGATGGGTTGTACGACCCGGCCATGAAGGTCCACGCCGTCATGGACCTCGGGTTCAGCGACGACACGGCCATCTGGTGGTTTCAGGTAGGAAAAGAGCTACGCCTGGTCGGATGCTACAGCAATAGCGGGATGCCGATTGCGCATTACAACGATGTGCTGAAGGCGAGAGGATACGACTATGGGACGTGGCTATGGCTGCCTCATGACGCACGCGCCAAGAGCCTGCAGACGGGCCGCAGCATCGAGGAGCAGTTCCGCTCTCTCGGGTGGAAAACGCGCATTGTTCCTGATCTTGGCCTGATCGATGGCATCCAGGCCGCCCGCCTGTCTCTGGCCGACTGTCGCATATCGACGGACTGCGCGGAAGGAATCGACGCGCTCAAGCAGTACCAGCGCGAGTACGACGAGGACAAGAAGTGCTTCCGGGACAAGCCGCGCCATGACTGGACGAGCCACTACGCCGACGCCTTCAGGTACGCATGCCTTGTATGGCGCGAGGAGATGCGGCCGAAAGAGCCTCCTCCGATCAGATTCAGGATTCACCGGACCATCAACGAGATTCTAGCGGACCAGAAGCGCAAACGCATGGAGCAAGAATAGGTATGCAACTGAACTATGCAACGTACGGCAGTTTCAAGGCGATCACGCCGAGCGACAGCACGCTGCTCAACTGCCGGGCGATCTACGTCGGCGGCGCGGGCGATTTGACCATTTCTCCGGACGCTACAACGGCAGGAGTCGTCGTCAAGGCGCCGCCCGTAGGAACTGTCCTGCCGATTGAACTGAACGGCGGACGAGTGATGGCGGCGACCACGGCGTCGCAACTCTTGGCGCTCGCATAATGGCGCTCATCGGACAGGATGGGTCGGCGACGCCTGGGGCGATCGGGTATCCGAACGTCGCCGGGGCCAATTTGCTGACGTATGGGGGCGAGGGACAGACGCAGGCGGAAGCGCTCGCCGGGCATGCGGCAGAGCACGCCGCCATGGACATGTACGGCGACGGGATGCCAGGCCCGGCCGTGATGACGACTTTTCGCAATATATCGCATAGCAGCGTTACGCAACTGCTCCTGCCGTCTGCGCCAACCGAGTTGGCGCTTTTGTGGAAAGAGTCCGGTACGTCCGGCGCTCTGCGTTTTGTTGTGGAGGCCGCCAGTTTGTTGGACGCGACCGCCAGGCTGGCCGACGACACAGCGCATGGAGAACTCAGTTCAGGCGACCTCCCGTTGCTGATGCTTTTCGAGCCGACCACGTCGCCGACGTACCTTTATTTCAGGGCAACGTCCGACGTCGGAGTTGGCAGCAACGCGCTTACGGTCATTGCCAAGGTGCCGGCGTAATGGGCGGGATGGCATCGCGAATCATTCGCAACATCACCAATACCGTGCAGGCGGTAGACGTTCCCGAGGGGGCCATTCAGGCTCGCATCGCATATTCCGATAGCGGAACTGCGGGGCCATTGCGCATCTGCTTCGAAGCAGCCAGCCTGATTGATGCCACGCACCGTCTGGCGACGACTGGCTACTACCTGTCCATCGCTTCCGGCCAGATCGTCCCTGCAATGTCGTTCAGCGGCGAGCCTGTCATCTACATCAGGACGGATAGCGCCATAGGCGGCGGGACGAATACTCTGTCAATCACGTTCGGAGTCGAATAATGGACTTTCTCGGGCCGATTCAAAACAGCCTGCTCGCCACGCCATCGCCGCGCTACTTGTTTGACTGGCGAATGGTCAGCGATACCGGGCTAGCGACGCAGTGTACCGATCTGAGCGGCAAGGGGAATCACTCTGTCACCTTCGGAACCGCCGGAACTCCAGGACAGGCGCTGTCGCAGCCGGGATGTTGGACGGCGGCACCGGGCTATCTGACCATGGCGACAAAAGCGAACGCCGTCGGCGATTTCGCCTCGCTCGCCATGGCCACCTTCAACAGCGCGTGGAGCTACGCAAACGGCGATTCATTTCTTTTGTTTCTGCGCGGCAAGTTTACCCTTCCAGGAGTCGATACGCCGTTCTTCGGGACCGGGGTATCGGCTGCAAGGCCAGGGTTCAAAGGCACCATCAAGGCTGTGTCAGGGGGCGGGTCCGCCCCGGCCGGGCGGGTAGTCATCGGGTTTCACCCTTCTTCAGGAACAAACATCTTCATGAACGACACAACGATCGCCGTCGCCGGGGCGGACCCGGTTGATGTGTCGTTTGCTCTGTTTGTCGATGGACAAGCGCGGACCATGAGCGCGTACATAAACGGCCTGGTCAACCGGCTCAATGAAGCGCTGCCTTTGCAGGACTATGTGGCCATAAAAGATTTGGTAATCGGCGGCGCTATTAACTTCACGAACTACGATGGAGTCGACTCGAAAATATCCGAGGCGCAGATGCTGGTTTGGCGGAGCTCCGCGCCATCAAATCCGGCGCAAATTATTGCGCGGCTGCACAGCATCCCGTTTCATAGGCTGACGGCAGAGGAAGCGCCGTAATGGCTTTGCGATTCGACGGTCGGATTGTCAACTCTTCCGATCTGTACAAATACGACCCAATCCTGGCATGTGACGGCGACAGAATAGCCGTAGTTCCTGATCCAATTAACAACGGGCGATACGTCGTCCGGTTTGTTCGTAAAATAACAGACACCCCTGTTCTTTCAGGGTACAGGGCCGAAATATGTGCTCTCGCCTACAAGCGAATGCCGCCTTTCGAGGAATGGTATGAGTGGGAATGCCTCCTGTTAAGCAGCCAACACGACGACAATTTCCCGTACGTCTTCTATTTTCTGCAAATACACGATGACTGGTCTAGCGGTGGCGCCCCGCATCTGCCGCCGATAATCCTTGGTGTTTACCATGATTCGCTTTATGTCCTTGCACACTCGTCTGCAGTGCAGAACCCTGCGCTGCCTTCAGATATTGAAGAGATAAAAGCCGTCTCGGATGTCGGAATAATATATGACAAATGGGCTAGAATTGTAGTAAGGGCAAAGTATTCAACAGACGGAAACGGCGAATTGGATATTTGGTACGGTGGGATGCGAGTGTGCGCCCTGCGGAACGTTCATATAGGGTATCCTGGGAACTCGGTGTTTGTAGAAACCGGCGCGTATACGGGGTTAGCGCAATTGATGGAGCCGGTAGTCGAAAAAGCGGTTTACTCCACGGGCGTGCGCATTTTCGACGAAACCACGACGCATGCCGAAATGGGCGTGAGCGATGAAATACCCATGTGCTCCAGCGGGAAGTTCCGGCAATGATGCGCGAAGAGAAAACCCCGCAGGCCATCGCCCGCCGCTGGAAAACTGAACTCAAGCTCGCCGACCGGCGAGAGGAAAAGTGGCGGGAAAAGGCCAAGGCGGTCATCAAGCTCTACACGCCGGAAGACCCCGGAGCGAACAGCTACAACATCCTGTGGCCGAATACGGAAACTTTACGCCAGGCGGTCTACAACTCGTTGCCGCAGCCGGACGTGCGACGCCGGTATCAGGACGAAGACCCGCTCGGTAAAGCAGTCGCGCAGACGCTGACGCGGGCGCTCGAGTTCGCGCAGGACACATACGATTTCGACGGCGCCATGAAAGGCGGCGTGATGGATATGCTGCTGCCGGGGCGAGCCGTCTCGCGCGTGCGGTACGTTCCGGACATCGCCTCGTCGGACGACGCCGGCGGCGACATGGAGCCATCCGAGCCGGGCAGCGAAGACCCGCAAGAGAGCGAATCATACGAGGAGATCGAGTGGGAATCCGTGATCTGCGAGCGCGTGCAGTGGGACGATTTCCGCATCCTCTGCCCGGCCAAGACATGGGACGACGTATCGGCCATCGCCTTCAGGCACTCGATGAGCAGGGAAGACTGCGTCGAGAAGTTCGGCTCCGATGTCGGGGAAAAGGTCCCTCTCGAAGAACCGGAAGACAAGGAAGCCTGCCACGAGGACATCAAGGAGCACTTCAAGCGCGCCGAGGTATGGGAGATTTGGGACAAAGAAGAAAAACAGGTGCTGTTCATCTGCCGCACCATGGACGAGCCCTGCCTGATCACGGATGACCCGCTCGGGCTGTCCGGGTTCTTCCCGATCCCGCGCCCGCTGTATGCGATCGAGAGCGCAACGACGCTCGTCCCGGCATGCCTCTACACGCAGTATGAACAGCAAGCGCGCGAACTGAACCGAATCAGCGCGCGCATCAACCGCTTGATCGAGGGCCTGAAAAACCGCGGCATTTATGACAGCACGCTGACAGAAGTCGGCGAACTGATGAAGGCCGGGGACAACGAGCTAATCCCCGCGCAAAACGTTACGGCGTTGCTCGACCGCGGCGGGCTCGACAAAGCCATCTGGATGATGCCGATAGCCGATGCGGCAGCCATTCTTACGGCCCTCTACCAGCAGCGCGAGCAGGCAAAAACGGTAATCTATGAACTGAACGGCATCGCCGACATCATGCGCTCCGCGTCGGACCCGCGCGAGACCTTCGGGGCGCAAAAAATCAAGACGCAGTGGGGAACGCAGCGTTTGCAGCGCATGCAGTTGGAAGTGCAGCGGTACATCCGCGACATCATCCGTTTGAAGGCTGAAATCATCGCCGAAAAGTTCCAGATCGAGACGCTGGCGAAGATGACGCTCTTGCCATTTCCACGACAGGCCGAGGTCGAGCAGCAGTACCAGCAGGCCGTCTACCAGTGGCAGGCCGCCGCGCAGCAAGCCGTACAGTCTGGAAGCCCGCCTCCCCC